CTGTTAGTGTTGGGTTGCTAATCACTCATCAGAAGGGCATATGAACTTCCTGTTCACACATCAAGACGCACGAGTGCATCCACGGTATCTCCGCACATCTTCGGTGCGATGTACGCAGTGTTTCCTGGCCGGTTTTTGGATTTTCCAGTATTCCCGTCGACCACAGTCCACCCGTCGCAGTAATCCACACACGACTGGGCAACCCTGGCGTAAACGTCGAGAAGATCATCAAATCCAAATCCATACACTTGTGACAGGAAATCACTGAACTCGGAGACAGAATGTACCTTGGACTCGGTTACAATTGCCTTGATGTTTTGAACACCCCCCATCTCGTGCATCTTAGTTGCACGAACGTCGAAATGGGGGGTTGAAGAAAGTGTATCAGCAGTGCTGACAAGAAGCTCACGAATGATGGGGACGTGCCTGTGTTCATACGCGGCTGACAAGTACTTGCCAGCCATGTAATCCCTGTCGCTAATTGCTAGGTTCCTGTTTGACCTAACATTCAGCTTTGCCACGACACGCCCAAACTGTGGGACGGGACGACATCCTATTGATGTGTTGACGTACCTTTTGCGATAAAAGGTAGCATGGTGACGTGACGACTGGGTAACGACTTCTGCTTTCATACCAGAAACAGAAACCACTTGCTCAATCCCAGCCTTAACGGCCTCGTCATCTCCAACAACATATCCTAGATAGTCGTCCCCCCCGTGTATGTTTGTGCTTTTCTTGATGCCGGCCTTATCCAAGGCCACCTGCATCAAAGCCATGCTAACGTAGGAATTTCCAGTGGTGGTGGTGCTTTCACCAGACCATCTCTGTCCTTCGACCGTGGCAGCAATGCCATATCTGGTCCAAACTCTCACGCTCACATTTTTTGCGAATTCTCGCACAAACCACACGGGTGCTCCCAATTTGTGGTAGAACATCGCCTCATACTTGCGAAATTCTGCCGATTGGCTCCCATCATTGTTCTTCATGTCACTCTCAATAGGAGTACCCTCAGCCTGTTCCATTATCTCTCCAAGTTCCTCCCCCTTGGCCCCACATGCGTAAATTGCAATGTTGCCCTGGTTCAATGGGTTGTCCCTGGAAAAGACTTTTTTCATCCTCTCGTTTAGCTCCATAACGAGAGGGCCCGTGATTGCATTGTACAGGTCGGTCCCCTGATACACAATGCGCGGTTGAGACTGGTGCTCTTTCAAGAGTGCTTCTTGCTTCGCGAACACATGTTTTGTTTGTCCGTTGTAACTCCACTCATGGCCCTCTAAGGCATCCATGAGTCTACGTGCTTTAGCACCACCGCATCTATCGTAGTAACGAGTCATAAGCTCGTCATCAACTTCAATCACCGAGAGAGGTTTGAACTTTAACATGAGCAATCATGTCCAAGCTTGAAACTCTCGATGGTTTCAATTGTCGGCTTGAAGTCACACCTCTTCTTCATAGCCTGTGCCGTTGCGGCGGCGTCATTCGTAGTAACCGTTACTGGGACTCCAGCCAATATCGCCCCTTTGGCGACTCCGATCTCCTCGGAGCTGTCTGATTTTACTCGGACGATATTGACGTTTGTCTTTATGTTCTCGAAGCTTACGTCATTGCTGAATTTCGTGTACGTATTGGAATCAATACCGTCGTCCACGACAGCTCTGCGCGCAGTTTTAGCAAACTGCCG